AGATACTTCTTCTGATTAAGAGTAAGATTTCTGCGACCGAGCTGATTTTTACAAATCCAGGCAATCGCTTCGTATCGGTCAATAAAGGCTTTCTCACAAGTGGTAAACTGAATGAGGGGGTGCTTGCTCACAATGCGGTAGCGGTTGTGCCCGTCCACGATAACACCATTCCAAGTGATAATTGGGCTAATCACCAATCCGTCAGCGAGAATATTACTTTCAAGCTGCTGAAATTCTTCGGCTGTAAGAGGCGGTATCTTGTCCTCAAATTCTGGGTCAATTTTAAGTTCCATAAAGCCTCCTTTGTCTTTTATGTACAGGAGCGAACCACCTTAGCGGCTCACTCCTCGAATGTTTGCTTATTACCGTATTTATCTCCGCCCCCGGTAGTGGGATTCATCAGACGACGGCTTGCGAGACCGTTCCATAGGAATCTAACCTCCCCGTCTTCTTTGTGACCGGGCTGCGAATTACAGAAGTATCATTAACCCTGTGTCCGTCGTCGCCGGTTCGGGAGCAATCCGAATCTCGCAGGTTGTGGTGAATTGTCGCTCGCCTATGAAATAGGGTCGTGGCGTTCACCCTGCCGTAGCTCGTGGTACACAGGAATGTATCTGATGAGTGAATATTCAGTTGTCAAGGAGCCGTTGCACGAACTCGTTTTAAGTAACTTCATTCGGTGCGGTGAAGGACACATGATTTTGTTCCTTCACCTATCGCCGTTTTGGGGGCGTTTTAGCAACCCATTTTTATGGTTTCAGCGAAAATCTTTTTAATTTTTTTATTGCGAGACGAATTGACTTAGATACCGCCTGGTGGCTTGACCCCTCCAATTCGCCAATTTCATAGGTGTCCAGACCATCAACGCAATACATCCAAAGTCTGCGGAATTGTATGTCCGTGAGCTTGTCCTTCATTTGAATGACGAGTTCTTTTTCTTTGCGGCGTTTCTCAGCTTGTTCTTGGCGACGAATCATAGCAACATCGTCTGCAGGGACGGCAAGAGCTGCTTCGGACAAATCATCCATAGACAAAGTGTGATTGGATTCTCTGTGTTCAAGGTTTTCTTCCTCGTGGAAGTTTTCATCAGACCACTCTTTGAAAGCGAGAAAATCGGCTTCGCTCGGAAAGTCGTCACAAGTGACACGAACCTGCTTCCCATCCGCAGTCGGGTACACGACGGCATCCGGGTATTTCTTGTTAAGGGCATAAATGCTTGTTTTGTTAAATCTGTTTGACATATTGGTTCCTCCGTTTTTTTGAAATTTGATTTTTGGTGAAGTCAAATTCCAAAGCGGAGGACCACGACAACGCCGTACTGTACGGCAAAATTGGGTATATAACATAAAGACCTTTCCGCTGATGGGAACAGCAGAAAGGTCAAAAAAAGAGCCGCATGAGGGTGGTCACAATTCCCGTGCCGATAAAATAGAAATACTTGCGTACTTCTATCTCATGCGGCTTTTGGGATGACTACACCTTTCAGGCGGCTCCACAGCTCAGCTATGAACTATATTTAGTTTTTTCTTAACTACTTGTGTAAATAGTGGCGAAGTCTTCTCATGCTAAGCACATTGAAGACAGTAACACAACCGCATTTTTTGCACTTCGCCTCCACATGACCTCTTGTGTCTTCATAGACGGTAATCGCATTGTGGCAGCAATACGGGCACTTGATATTTCGCTGTTTTTGTGAGGCTATTGCCGTCCTTGCCCGTATTATTTTCAGTTGCATTTCTTGTGATGGTTCTTGAACTCTGATATTCTTTCTCATGCCCACACCTCCCAAGGCTCTTTATATTCCGAATATGGTCGGTCTTCCAGATAATCGAGGTGCCGGAGACGAATCAAAAGAGCAGCTTTAGATACTCCAAAAGTGCCGCACATCATTTCGACCGCCATACGGTCATGCTGGAGAAGCCAGCCATTATAGTTTTGAATAATCCTGTCTGGTGCAAATCGCCACATAGCAAGGTCTATTTCCTTCTGCGGCATCAGTATAGCGGCTCCCAAAGCATTTGCCTGCCATTCATTCCAATCCTCGTTGGATTTCAAATCTCTCAAGGAATATGTACGGCGTTCGGTATATAGCTTGCAACACGCTGCCTTCTGCTCGTCCGATTCCAGTTGGAAAAGAAGCTGATGAGCACATTCATGGGCAAGGGTGAACCTACGCTTGCCACAGAGTTTTCTGATATTGCCGGGAGCGATAAAACTGCTATCCAAAAGAACCTGATTCTTTTTTAATGGAATTATTCTTTCAATTCCGTTTTCTTCGATTGAGTATTCCGTATCCTCATAAGCCGTCAACCCACAAAAGCTGCCATCCGTGGAGAGATTTTCAAATGATACACTCAGGTGAAGATATTCTTTTGCAAACTGGTCAATAGGGGTCACTTGCGGCATCCTTTTTCCTTCATTCGTTTCCTGTCCGAAGAAAAACAAGTTGAAGTCCTTTGTGACCGCTGCTGCAATTTCTTCAATTTTTGCGTGAGATAAAATCATTGGCAATCCTCCTTTGCTTCTACGAACCATTTATTACCCTCATGGAATAGAAACGACTCCCTTCCTCTAATCATAACGGTATATCTTATTCCGCCGCCGCCGACCTTTTTAGAGGCGGCACGACATTTGAATAAAACCTGGTCGATTTGGAATACAAGCCCGTCCTTCCACCTGATAAGCCGTGGATGAAGGCCACCCTCCTCATCAATATCGACATTAACCGAAACATAAGCCTTGCGGCATCGTGTGTTTAGCATAAAAACCCTCCGTTCACAAAAAAGTTAAAAATCTGCACGAACAATATTTCGTGTTTTTGTTGACACTCTTAATTTCGTGTGGTATGATAATTTAACGAACATTATTGCGTGTTCGTGAGTACATTTTAGCACGAACATAATTTCGCGTCAATAGAATGTTGTGAAAAAGTGTTCGTGTTCGCAAAAATTAAAGAAAGAGGTGCCTTATGATTTTCAAAGACCGATTGAAAGCAAAGAGAGGCGAAGCAAATATCACGCAGGCGGAACTGGCCAAATTGGCTGGCGTCTCAACCCGCACAATTCAAAATTACGAACTCGGTTCCCGCAGACCTTATCAAATTGAGGTTGTTCAGAGGATTGCAGACGCACTGGGTACGACAACCGAGTATCTTTTGGGCAGCAGCGGCATGATGGTTGCTGACGCTCACGAAAAAGGCGGTTCCAAGGCTGCCCGGGATATAGACGAGCTTGTTAGTGAAGTGACCGGAATGTTTGCCGGTGGTTCGCTGAGTGAGGAAGCTATCGAGGGAGCAATGAAGGCGCTGAACGATGCTTACTGGATTGCAAAGGAAAAGAACAAAAAATACACACCGAAAAAGTATCGAAAAGCAACTGAAACAGAATAAGTCCGCTTTTTGGTACGAAAAGGATGATAAAGTATTCCACGATGGGAGGTGGGATTATTAACGCTGAAAGTCTATCCAAAGTTGGCAGTTCTCTTGTCAAACGCTGCGGCACAAGAGACCCATTCCGTATTGCTGACGAGCTTGGAATCGAGGTTCTGTTCTGTGAAGACATTGGACCGTTAAAAGGAATGTACAAGGTAATTAAGAGAAACCGCTTTATCTTTATTAACCAAGATTTAAGTGAGAGGATGCAGCGTATTGTCTGTGCCCATGAGATTGGTCACGACCAATTACACCGCCACCTTGCAAAAGGCAAAGCCATCAAGGAGTTCATGCTATACGATATGACAACTAAACCGGAATACGAAGCAAATATTGTGGCTTCTGAAATCCTGCTGGATACCGATGAAATCCTTGAGTATATATATCATTACGATTACACATCAGAGCAAATTTCAAGGGCTATGAATACCGATATTAACCTTGTTGCTTTGAAGATTGCCCATCTTGCTGAAACCGGCTATAACCTTCGCAGGATAGAGCATAGAAGTGATTTTTTGAAATGAGGAACATTGTACCGTTTACCACTTCTGGCGGTAGCGCTATGGGAAAGACAAACGAAAAACTTGCCCCAAGCTGCCCGAACGCTAAATTGGTTGACGGCAAAGTTTTTAAGAGCAATGTAAGTAAAGCGGAGTTAAACGAGTGGGCTGCGAGCCTTTGCGTTTAATCCAACAAACAAGAATTTGTAGAATATTGTTTGATTGAACAAAGGAGGCAAGTAATGTTTATGCCCGAAGATGATTTAACTCACTCTAAACTATCGTTCCTAAAAGAATTGGAGGAATATTCATTTGATAGCAAAATGATGATGTGTCAACGGTTTGCATCAAGGATAATGAGTAGTTCTGAAGTCGATATGAAACTAGCATTTAATCAGAATATAATGCCCTGGGAATTAGAAACATTTGCGGCTTTTTCTGTGATTTATGATAATGATAGTGTTGACCAGCAAATAGATTCAGAAATTTTTTCAAAAATCATAACAAAAATTCGTAATTATTGGCATCCTGAGTTGACACTTGCAGAAACAAACGGAACATATGCCGATACGTTTATGATGATTTCTGCTCTACAACAACACCCCGTACAGGGCGTATTTTTACAGAAATTATTTCGTTATAATTATTTCTTTGGTTTTTCTAATTCTAACATTGATATGAAGTCGGAATTTTACCAAAAGTTTCAGGCTTCATATGTCGATTTTATGATATTTGCTTATATAGTATTTGTATATTGTAGCCATGAAGCACATAAGCAAGGAGATGCTAAAGAATGTCAGAGGTTATTGGCAAAGGCGTTTCAAATAGATAACGTCTTTCAGAAGTTGTGCATCGAAAAGGATAAGTACAAGAAGGAATTGACAACACTATATAAGGACAATGTATTAGATTATTATTACGGATTAAAAATACAATATGTTTATCCATTAGTTTCGGATTCCAAATTCACATATATTCCATCTCCTTATTTGGTAATAAATGCAGTTACGGAATCATTGTTAAATAGACTCACATCAGGAAACGATATGTTGCGAAAAAAGTTTGGAAAAGATGTAATTGAAAGGTATCTGTTCGATATATACAAAGAAATTCCAAGCGTTACATGGATTAGTCCTGAAATTATTTATACGATTGGCAGAAATGAATTTCGGACGCCGGATGTTATAGTGTCTGAAGGAGATTATTGTACTTTCTATGATACTAAAGCATTATCGCCAAGTTTGAAAATACGACAGTTTAACCAAGAAGAAATTGAACGAGAAATTAAAATATATGCAGATGCAATACTTCAGGTCTATCAACAAATAATAAATTTTTCAGATAATCATTTTAATTTAGATAAGGGCTATGACCAAAAGAATTTATTTGGTGTAGCCGTTGTATTAGAAGATGCTGTGGTTCCAAAAAACAAAGTATATGATAAAGTATTTGAAATGCGAATTAAAAAAGTTGGCGACATCACTCAAGAGGAAAAACAGTATATACATAGCCATGTCAAAATTGTTCCATTAAAGGAAATCGAGCTTATGGTTTTGCAGAACATGAGTTTTTTATCATGCTTACAAGAGCAAGAGAAAAATCCCGAAAAATGGAATGACCTTACTTTTGCTACGCCCAATACTGAACATGGTCTACTTCCGATGTACCATCAGTTTGTTTTGCAAATAAAAAAAGCTGTAACAGATTATTTAAAGAATTAACCAATTGTGTATAGTTAGTTTCAGCTTGCATAGCTGATGTTATTCGAGAGGAGTGACCGAGGCATGAAACAAAGAACCTATATCGCCATTGACCTCAAATCGTTCTATGCTTCGGTTGAGTGCAGAGAACGAGGTCTTGACCCAATGGACACCAACCTTGTCGTTGCAGACGAAAGCCGCACGGACAAGACTATCTGCCTGGCGGTTACACCCTCACTCAAGTCCTATGGAATCTCTGGACGAGGACGAGTGTTTGAGGTTAAACAAAGAATTAAGGAAGCCAATATAGGGCGACGGCACGATGCTCCTGGGCGAAGACAAGATGGTTCGTCCCACTTATATTCAGAACTACAAGCAAATCCAGAACTTGCAATAGACTTTATAATTGCCCCTCCGAGAATGGCGCACTACATGGAATATAGCACCCGCATCTATAGTGTCTATATGAAATATGTCGCACCGGAGGACATTGTGGTGTATTCCATCGACGAAGTGTTTATGGATGTCACCGACTACTTGAATACATATAAGCTGTCTCCGCACGACCTTGCCATGAAGATTATTTTGGATGTAGTGGAGACAACCGGAATTACAGCGACCGCAGGAATTGGAACAAATCTGTTCCTCTGTAAGGTCGCTATGGACATTGTTGCAAAGCATATCCCCGCCGACGAAAACGGTGTCCGTGTTGCAGAGCTTGACGAAATGACCTTTAGAAAAACGCTATGGAAGCACCAACCTTTGACCGACTTTTGGCGAGTTGGCAGAGGGTATGCTAAGAAGCTCGAAGAAAATGGAATGTTCACGATGGGCGATATTGCTCGCTGCTCCGTAAATGACGAGGACAAGCTATACAAGCTCTTTGGGAAAAATGCGGAACTGCTAATTGACCATGCATGGGGTTGGGAACCTTGCACGATTGAAGCGATAAAAGCCTATAAACCGTCTACCAACAGTCTGGGTTCGGGACAGGTCTTGCATTATCCGTACAAGACAAATAAGGCAAAACTCGTTCTTCGTGAAATGGCAGATCTGCTTGTTTTAGACTTGGTAAGCAAAGGACTTGTCACAGACCAAATTGTTATTACGGTTGGATATGATATTGAGAATTTGACAGACCCTGTAATCAAGAGCAAGTACCACGGCGAAATCACAAAAGACCACTATGGTCGCCAAATCCCCAAACACGCTCATGGCACGATAAATCTTGACGGCTATACATCTTCCACCAAGAAAATATTATCTGCCGTTTCGGAACTGTATGACCGTATTGTAGATAAAAACCTTCTTGTAAGAAGATTGAATATCACCGCAGGTCGTGTGATAGAGGAATCCACCGCACCACAGAAAAATGTCGGCTTTGAACAGCTCGACTTATTCACAGACTACGAGGCACTTCAAGTAAAACAGGCGCGAGAACAAGCAGAGCTTGAACGAGAAAAGAAAATGCAACAAGCCATGTTGACCATCAAGAAGCGGTACGGCAAAAACGCCATCCTAAAGGGTATGAACCTTGAAGAAGGTGCGACCGCCAAAGACCGGAATGCACAGATTGGAGGACACAAGGCATGACTGGTGATTATGATGACATTATCAATCTGCCGCATCCTATATCAAAGACGAGGCCGCAGATGTCCTTGAAAGACCGGGCTGCACAATTCTCTCCTTTTGCCGCCCTTACAGGGTATGATGCCGCCATCAAGGAGACCGGTCGGCTTACGGATGAAAAGATAGAACTGGATGAAGAAGCTCTCAGTAACTTGAATATGAAATTTCAGATTCTCTTTGAAAGGCTGGACGAGCAGCCCGATATTGCTATTACATATTTCAAACCGGACGAAACAAAATCCGGCGGTGCTTACCTAACCACTACAGATAAAATCAAAAAGGTTGACGAATACGAACGGATGATCACAACGACAAACGGAACAAAGATACCCATGGATGATGTGATAAATCTTGAGAGCGATATTTTTCAATTTCTTGAATAAAGCACAAGCCACGCATTGACACATGGCTTGTGCTAATTTTTTACATAAATAAGTTCGTCTTATCCAATTTCTATTCATGCAAATAAACGCTTCAAGAAGTTGCAATGTTTTCTTTAATTTACAGAGCATTTTATTGCAATCTGTGTTGGTTTGTGTTATAATACAGTTCGTGTACTTTAACGCTAACCTTTTTAGACTATCATAAGGTGAAGAGGTAAAATTTATGAAAATTAGTTATAAGAAACTTTGGGTACTGCTTATTGAAAAAGAGATTTCTAAACCCAAGCTACGCAAAGACTTGCAGCTTGCGACAGGTACTATGAGTAAACTCAACAAGGGAGAAGAAGTAGCCCTTTCTATTCTGTTGCGTATTTGTGAGTATTTGGATTGTGACATAGGGGATATTTGTGAAGCTGTACGCACGGACAAAGCGTAATGTCCGTTTTATCGTACAGCTAATTTTATAAAATGGTTCTGGCACCACAGAAAAACTACGATGCCGGGCGGAGGTTGAAAACATGGAAGCAATATCGATGCCAAAGATGATAGATAATATCAATACACGGGTTCGTGATGATTTATCAGAGACAATTACAAAGAAAAGCAAGCTGAGAATCGCAGCGGCCTGCTTTTCTATCTATGCTTATGAGGAATTGAAGAAGAACCTTTCCGGTATTGAGGATTTACAGTTCATTTTTACCTCTCCTACTTTCACGATGGACAAGGCTGAGAAATCCAAGCGTGAGTTTTACATTCCTCGAATGACCCGT